TATGCAATTGCAGATGCAGGATTTGGTACTGATTTAGCAAATGTTTTAACACGTTTAAATGATACTTTAGACAAAATTGTTGAACATGCCGATAAATTTTATAAAATATTAAAAGATATTGTTGCAATATTTTTATTAATCTCTGGTATTAAACTATTTTCTAGGATGTTTAAATACTTCCGACATTTAGGCAGAATGTTCAGACGTTTTGGAAAAGGTGGAAAGACCGGATTAAGTTTTATTGATAAAATTGGTAAACGCTTTAATGTAGTTAAAGGTAGTTTTACAAAATTAAGAAATACTGTCGGTGGTGCTTTAAAAATATTATTTAAAAAAGGCATCTCTGGTAAAATTGCATTAAAAGCAATATCACTTATTGTTAGACGTTTACTTGCTTTTGGTTTAAAAGGATTAATTAATTTTATTCCTGTAATTGGACAAATTGTTTTTGTAATTTGGACAGTAATAGATGTAATTAAATTATTATGGGATTTATTAGATTTATTCTTTCCAAAAGTTACGACTTCATTAAAATTATTATGGAGTGAAATTACCGATTTCTTTACCCATTTAGGCACTTCGCTTCAAATGTGGTGGGAGAAATGGCATTGGTTAATAGATTGGTTATGGAAGTGGATTCCGGCATTTAATAAAAGTAAAAATCAATCAACTTTTCCAGGTGTAACGCCAGATAAAAATAGTTGGGATGAAATTTATAAACAACAATTAATCAGTAGTCCTTTGGCTAATTATCCTGCAAGTTCATCTAATGTAAATATTAATCCTATTTATAATAATCATATTAACGCTAATGGATTGTCTGCAAGTGAACTTGAAGCAGTATTAAATAAAACTAATAAAGATAATACAGAATATCTTAAACATATTTACGCAGATAGTAAAAATAAAAAATAGGATATAATAATGGTACAAACTGCTAATGTAGAATTAGAAAATGATGCCTACTTAATGATTGTATATGGGCAAGATAGAGATAAGGTACAAGTTAAACCTTATGATGTTAAAATTGCAAAATCAAGTAGAAATCTTTTGAATACAGTTTTAAAGTCTAATATTGCTACTGTGGCATTAGCAGGCTTTACAAGTAAAATAGGTCAAAATATCGCAGGAAAAGCATTATCAACTGCTGTTTTAGGTAGAATATCATCTTCTGTTTATGATGTTATGTCTGATGGTAAAATTACAGTACCGGAAGTAGCAGAGGATTTTGTAGGTAGTTGTACTAATGCTTTGGATAATACTGCAACTGATATGGGTTTTCCTACCCCATCTTCATTATATACTGCCTTAATGCCATTTGGCTCTGGGGTTATTTCTAAAGATTTTTCTAAATTTTTATCTAAAAATATGGATAAAGAAAATCAAGAAGAAGAACAGAGTATTAATGATATTGATGTTCAAGTTTTAAAACTTAAAATCATCACTACAGATAATGAAACTTGGGGTATTGAAGTACCTACCAGAAAAACTGAAAAAGGTTTTGAAATCGCAACGGCTGTTAGTAATCAAAATAAAACAAAAGATTTTGAGTTGCTTTTATCAACTAATAGTCGTAAAGGTACTGATATGTATCAGATTAAAGACCAATTAGAAAAATTAAAAAATGATAAAATTCCTTTTGATGTTTATATAAATGATAAAGATGTTTATCATCAATACAAATTAACAAATTGTCTTTTTACTAACTTAACCTTTACACCACAGGGCATGAATAGTTTAACTTGCAATATGTCTGTAGTAGAAGTACCAGAATGGACATTGGAATATGTTAAATTAGAAAATTATGCTCAAAAAAATAGTGGCAAAGCCGGTACTGCTAAAAATGGCAATGTTAAAAGTGGTATTAAAAAAAGCACTAATAGTGTAAAAAGTCAAGCGCAAACAGCAACTAAAACAAACCAAAATAGAATTTATCCTGCAAGCAGACAAGCAGATGAATTTTTAAGAAGGCAATATAAACTAGGTAAAAGTGCAACCGAAATGGCAAAAATGTGTAAAGATAAAGGTTTACCATATACAGAAAGTGATATTGCTAGGTTTGAAAAAGAAGGTTGGCTATCTGGTTCAAGAAAATATACCAAACAAGAAATAAAAGATATTAAAAATTATAATAAAACTCATAATATATAGGATAATTTGAATGGCTGGTTTTTTAGAATATGTAACAATAAATTTACCAAATATATTGCAACATCCATATATTGTTGAACAAGTAGAATTAAACGGTAATTTATACTTTTTTGAATTTGCTTGGAATATTAGGCATGAAAAGGTATATTTATCTATTTTTACAAAAAAAGATAATGAAGATTACTATTATGTAAGAAATATTTGCTTGGTAAATGGTATTGAAATATCTAAACATATTTACGATACAGATTGGAGTGGTAAATTATTTTTTGCCCAAATTGAAAATTTAGATGAAACAGAATATCGTGTAGATAATTTTCATACAGATTTTTGTATAAATTATTTCGCAGACGAGGATGAATAATGCAACAGTTATACACTAAAATTAAATTAGAAATTGTCGGTGCTGACGTTATAATTGAAGAAGCCGATATTAGTGTAGAACTAAAAAAATCCGATGATGGCACACCTAATTATTGTAGCGTTACTTTATATAATTTATCCGAAGCAACTTATAATTTATTAAATAGTAAAGCAACGCACATTAGAGTATATACCGATACTAATGATAAAGGATATATTTTAATATTTCAGGGCGATTTAAGAGATATAAAAAAATGGAAAAAATATAAATCTTCTACATCTAAAAGAAAATCTAAAAAGCCTGCTAAAATTGAATACGAAGCACCACCAATTGTAAGAGAAAATGATGGCAATGATGTAGCAACAGTAATAGAATTACAAGATAGTATTAAATCTACATTTATTAATAATTATTATTCTCAATCATATAAAGGTACTGTTACTAATACTAAAATTTTAAATGATATAATTTATTATATTAAAAGACAAACTACAATTGGTATCGGCAATATATCACCATTAGTAGAAAAAACATTTGCTAAAGGATATATAGCACATGGCACGCTTGGAAATGTTTTAAGACAAATATGCGCTACCGGAAATTGTGTTTGTTCAATTGAAAATAATATTATAAATATTTTTGCCAAAAATGCAGAATCGGATGTTTATGGATATTATCTTCATGGTGGTATTTGTCCTAGACCAGATTTTAATGCAAATAAAGAAGTATCTATAGAAGCACCATTTTTACCTACTGTAAATATTGGTAATTTTGTCAAATTAGATTTTCAAGATATAGAAGGCATTTATCCTATTGTTAAAATTGAATCTAAAATAGATAATTTTGGCAAAGATTATGAAACAAAATTAGTATTAAAGGTTAATTAAAATATGCCTAAAAGTTATGAAGAAAAATACGAAAAGGCTAGTATGAGTCCTGGTGCTGTATTAGCAAATCGTTTAAATGATTTAAAATCGGAAATAAAAGTACAATTACCAGCAAGAGTTACGGCTGTTGATTATGCTAATAATCAAGTAGATATACAAATTTTAGATTATGATTATGACGAAGCAGGAAATCTAGTACCTTATCCTATTATACCAAATATTCCGATTAGACAACCTATTTATAGTGGAAGTGCGTATATGATACTTCCTGTTAGAATTGGTGATATTGGAACAATAGAATTTTTTGATAGTTCTGTTGATGATTTAATTACTACAGGCAACTTTGATTTTGATTATACAGAAGAATGGCATAGTTTAAATTATGGTTTATTCACTAATGGATTTTTGCCATTAGGTAAAATAATTCCTGTTGATTCTAATGCTAAAATTATTATGGCAACTTCTGATAACGTATTTACATTTACTGTTGGTGCTGACAATACATTGGTGGTATCAACTCCTACTATGACTTTAAATGGTAATTTGGTAGTAAATGGTGATATTACACAAACAGGAAGTTATACACAGACCGGAGATTTTACATCTTCTGGTACAATTACAGGTGATACCGATGTTTATAGCCGGTGGTAAGTCTGGTAAATCTCATACGCATACCGGAAATCTTGGCTCTCCTACATCTCCACCGAATTAATAATAAAAGTTTACAAAATTTGAAATTTTGCATATAACAAAAGTAGAAGGGTATAGTTTTGAAAGATATAAAATTAGACTTTGTAAATAAAAAAGCACTTAATGAATTTGTTGATAATAGAGATAGAATACACCAGCAAATTATAGTTGGGGTACGAAGTTTTTTAGGTGATTTTTTCTTAAATGATAATTACGGAGTTAATTATAAAAATAGTTGGAATAATGAAACTTTAATGAAGTTATTTATTAAAGAACAAATAGAAGCCATTGATGGAGTTGTTGCCGTTACGGATATTCAGATTAAACGACAAAAAGATACTACAAATAGACAAATATTTGTAATTAATGCAAGTGTCAGAACTATATACGAAACAAGTGAAAATATAATTGAAATTTTACAGGGATAAATTAAATGATTGAATATGATGCTAATGGTTTAATAATTCAACCTTTGACAGAAATATTAGCCGAAAGAGAAGAAGTTTGTAAAGATTTATATGGAGATGATTTTTATATTTCTGGCGAATCTGCCGTTGCAAATCTTCAAGCCGTTGATGCAGATAGAGAATTAGCAATACAAGAATTATTACTTTATATTGCTATGCAATTAGACCCAGACCAGGCAGAAGGTATATGGCTAGATTTTATATGTGCTTTAAACAATATTTCTCGTTATACCGCAACAAAATCAACAATTCCTATAACTATTACAGGTACAGCAGGAACTACTAAAAACGCTGGTGAAATCACAATTGTTGATGAAAGAACAGATGAATATTATATAAATCAAAACGCATTTGCGATTGGAGAAGATGGAACTGTTAATATTACTTGTCAAGCAACAAGTTACGGAGCAATTACAGCATTACCAACATCTAATTTTTCACTAAAAACACCTAGTATGGGTATATCTTCTGTAGCATATAACACAGAAGGAACGGCTACAGTAGGTCGTGATACAGAAACAGATGAAGAATTAAGAGCAAGACGTGAAGATGCCGTTTCTTATACTGCAAGTTCAATATTATCTTCTATAAAAGCAAGTGTATCACAGATTTCGGAAGTTACCTATATTAATGCTTATGAAAATGATACAATGAATACTGTTGATACATTACCACCAAAATCATTTGAAATAGTAGTTAAGGGTGGCGATGAAGATGAAATTGCAAGAGCAATTTTTGGTAAAAAACCAGCAGGAATACAAGCATACGGTACAACTGTTAAAAGTGTAACGGATGACGATGGCAATATATTTTCAATTGGCTTTACAAGACCTAGTGAAATTCAAGTTGATTATTTAATTGAGTTTATTTCTGATACTGTTCAAACAGAAGAATGGAAAGAAGATTTAAGAGCAGAATTATATGAAGCCTTTGAAGATTTATATAATGTAGGCGATAGCATTTATGCTTATAATTTATATTATGTTTTAAATGCTCATCCAGAAATTAAGAACGTAACAGCATTTAAAATTAAAAAGCATACAGATTCTACTTGGGCAGATTATATAACAATCGGCAAAAGGGAATTGGCTATATTAAGTACAGAAAATATCACAATAACACAAAATTCATAATAAGGAAATAATAATGATTCAGATAGATAATCATAATGAACTTGCTTTATCTGACATGATACCTTATTTATTACAATTTCCAGAATTATATAGACTAGCCAAACAATCCGGTGATAGATACCAAATTATTGAAAATATTGCTTGGCAATTGTTATATAACCTAGATTATACAACTGCAAATGGAACTTGGCTAGATTATATTGGAAAAAAAGTAGGACAAAACAGGGTTTATACACCAACACCTGTAGATGCCTTTACGTTTGGTGGTACAACACCAGAAGGCTTTGGTGCTGGTAAGTTTAAAGGTACAAGTTCTTTACGAAGTACAAAAGTAGCAAGAACCGATGCAAGTTTTAGAAATGCAATTAAAGCAAAGATAATTCAAAACAATACCGATACTTCGCTAGATGAATTAATTGAAGCATGTAAACTATTATTTAATGCAAAATTAGTTCGTATAGGTGAAAATTATCCAGCAGGAATTGAATATATCAGACTTTACGGAGCATCACTTTTAGAAACATTAGATGCTCATGCAATTATAAAAAATGCACTTCCGGCAGGAGTAGCCTTAAATCAAGTTACTTTTCACAAATTTTATAATTTATTTAAAAATAATGCGTTTATAACTTATAATCAAGTCATTCCAGCAGATGATGATTTTGAATTAAGTTTTAATATACAACCCGATGTATTTACCAATACGTCAGACGATACAATAATTCCAATATTTTCACAAAACACAACATTTGCAAGCGAATTTGTATCTGTTAAATGTTATTACAATCCATTAGACGGTATTGTGTTTAAAACAGAGCCTAATGTTTATACCGATAATGATATAGGTTTAACATATTATTATGATGGATTAGGAAATAGATATGCGGATGCAGATGCAGACGTTGTTTTAATGGGTGGTTCATTAACAGTAAATGAAAATACTGCTGTTACAATTAAAAGAGTTGGTAATGTTTGGAGTTTATTGATAAATGGTAATGTAGTAGATACAGATACTAGACAACATAGTGTATCAGCAGGGGAAGGAATGAAAATATTTTTAGGAACTTCCGAAGGTGAATATTTTAATTCCGGTTCAATATATAATTTTTATTTAAGAAATAATACGACAGGGGAGTTATTAATCAACGACTCTTTAAAAGAAAGTACGACAGGCACTAATAATGGAGTGAGATTTTTATAATGGTTAGATTTAATGACAAAGCACAAATTTCAACCGTAGCAAGCAACGACATATTGCCAATCACCGATATTTCTGATTCATCGGATGATAAAAAGATTACGGTTACACAGTTATCACAATTTACGGTTGATAACATTAGTACATTAACAGATGGTTTAGGATTTTCCAAAAACAACTTAACAGATACATTAAAATCCAATTACGATACTGCATATAATAACTTATCAACATTAGCATTACTTAATACTGACGGTAATAATAAACTTGCATTATCAAATATGTTTACAATTGGCGCAACCGCATTAAATGATGCCACAGGATATGCGCAATTATTAGCAGAATATAATTCTACAACAGAAACTAGAACAGATACAATTGGTGCTTATTCAATTTCTTATAAATATACATCACATGGCACTAAAATTACAGATATAGCAAATAAACCAATTGTTGATAATATTTATGCTTTAATTGGTTATTCAGAATATTATATAATTGACACAACTAATGAACAGTTTTATCTACCTAGATTAATAAATCCTTTAACAGACATAGTAATTGCACATAAAAATTTATTAAAATTAAATTGTTATCGTGAGCAATTTTTAAAACCTGGTAGTACACATACATCTTTAATCTTAAAAGGTGATACATATCTTAAATTCAAATTAAACGGTTACGAAAGAACATATTATAATCCGACAGATTTAGAATTTTCTGCAACAGCAAAATTAGACCAGGGGTCTGGCTTTACGGCAGGAAAAGACTATTATGTTTATTTGGTAGAAACTGCAAATTTAAACAAATATGATATTGTAGTATCACTTAATGCTACATATCCGTATGGATATAATAGTAATACTGCATACTGCATTGGTGGATTCCATACATTATGTGTTTCTGTTACAAGTTCAAATGCTCCAGCATTACCTACATCAGCACCTTCGTTATGGAGTTCGCATCCGGCAATTGGTTATTCGGCTGGCGATATTATTCCAAACTCTGTATGGTGCGAAACACATAGACCAATGTGTAATCCTGCCGGCATGGTTTACGTTGATTTACTTGATTTATGGGTAGATATTTATCTACAATCCGGTACAGGAACTTCTACGGCTTCTGCTTATGGTGCTACCATGACGAATATTCGTACCCCAATTCAACATCAATGGGATTTGCAATTAGTTGGAAAACGCCCTGCAAGAGATGTAGAATTTATGATTTTTGCAGAAGGTAGCAACCAAAAAACTGCCGTTGCTGGCTCGGCACAACCAAATCCATTTACGGCTGGCGGACATTTAGATACTGCTGGTAAACGTATGATTTCTGGCTATTTCGTTGAAGAATGCTGTGGTTTGATATGGCAATGGCTTGACGAAATTGCTCCTGCTGGTGGTAGCAGTTGGAATGGCTATGGTGATGAAGGAACTAGAGGTCAATCCTATGGTATGCCATATATCCTGATAGCGGGCGGTTATTGGGGTTGCTCCACTTACTGCGGTTCTCGTTCTCGTGCTGCGGCTTGTACTCGTTCTTACGTGAATGCCGACGTCGGTTGTCGTGGCGTGAGCCTGCCGAAATTTTCCAGATAAGACGGAAACCCAAGCGTAGCGAGGGTTTTAGACGATAAAGGGGCGTATCTCCTCGTCTAACACGATGTTCCGACTTCTCGTTGCTACGAACAAAACGAAGGTCGCACAGCGCTACTCGTATGTGTGGCTTGCCACACCGCAAATCGGAAAGTGTATAATTAATAAACATATAATATATAGTGAATAGATTACCCAAAAGATTACCCACTTCTCGCTATACCCTGTCTAAACTCTTTGAATAATCTCACTTCCATAAAACCGTTGTAAAATAATTTTGTGGAAGTTTGATTTCAAAGAGTGCATGATGGGTGAGAAAAGGTTATGGGTTATTATCCTGAAAGCAGGCGGTAATTGGAATAACTCCACTAACTGCGGTTCTCGTTCTCGTAATGCGAATAATACTCGTTCTAACGTGAATGCCAACAACGGTTGTCGTGGCGTGAGATTGTAATATTACTTGAATATTATTTATATTCGCATCCTGTAATTGCTAGGGTGTATGTAATATATGCAGGCTGAATCCATAACCCTGTTTATTCTGAAAGATTGAATAAGCAAAATACAAAGCAATTAAAACACCTTCGCTAGTAGTTGATTTCATTAGCGAAAGTGAGGGTGTTTATTATTTTTGTAATTTTTCGTATAATAATATTAGAAGAAACATTACCAAATGAAACGATATGGAAATTTATGGCAAAGATTAATTTCTTATGAAAATCTTTATTTAGCCTATACAAAAGCAAGAGAAGGCAGAGGAAATTTAGAATCTGTTAAACGATTTGAAAAAGATGTTGAAGGTAATTTAAAAAAATTACAACAAGATTTAATAAATCATAATTTTACAACAGCAAATTATAATACAAGAATAATTTATGAACCTAAAAAGAGAGTAATTTATATATTACCATTTTTTCCAGATAGAATATTACAACATGCTTTAATGAATGTAATAGCACCTATCTTTCATAGAACTTTTATAAAAGATACATACGCCTGCATACCAAATAGAGGATTACATGCAGGATTAGTTAGAGCCAATAGTTATGCTCAAAGAAATAAATATTGCTTAAAAATGGATATTAAAAAATTT